ATAACAATTTGACCATCACTTCCTAGCATAAAGTTACCACTATGTAGGTCTAGATTCCCTAGACCTATTTTCTTGGCAACTTTTCCTAAATCATAGATAGTATCCCACAATTGATTGAAGCCATCTTCACCTACTAATCCGATTAATTTATGATACGCATCGTAATAGTATCCAGCAGTGTCTGAGAATCTGTTTATAAAACGTTCTTTACCTTTTGGACTATTGCTAATTTCTGCGCTATCAGCAAGTCTTTCTAGAATATCATCAATGCCTGCGGCGCCACCTTTAAACGGAAACAATCTTTCCATTTTGATTTGAAGATACGGCTTATTTTTATAATGAAACAAATTCCAATCAGTAAAGTTAGGCAAGAAAGGATTGTTAGGATGTGCCTTACAATAGTCAGCAAATGCTTTGAATGTTTTCTGAGAGTTTGTTAATTCTACACTACCATTCTTAGCATTTGATTTAGTACCAAAGATTTTCAATATCATACCGTCAGGCGCAAGATAGGCAGTTTGGTCTACGCCACTGCCTAGTTTCTTATAACCCTTTTTCTTGAGGATACCCTCAATACTTTTATCAGTGTATGCCTCTGATAAGAATTCTTCTGCTCTCATATTAGTGTTTCAATAGTAATGTAGAAATGATGTTAGGATCGTTAGCACTGATATCACCTTCGCCAGGAGCAACGATAACATTGTACTTCATGCCTGCTGGAATCTTATTACGTTTAGCCATGTACTCAGCGTAACTCAAAATAGAATTAGCACTTAGTCCATACTGTTTAGCAAGACGTTGTTTTAGTTCAGGTAACTTGTCAGGTTGCACTTGCCATTGGCCTTCTGGCGCCTTAACTAAGTTCTTCTTTTCATCCTTAACTAACAAGTCTTGGAACAATTCATCAGGAACAATACGACTATTCTTTGTTGTATCTAAGCTAGGATCTTGTGCTTTAACTTGTTTCTCTTGGCTAGTATGAGCACCTTCACTCCAATTGATAATGAAGTTGTCTGGCTTCTTAGCTAGTGCGGCACCAGCCATCTTAGTATAAGCATAGAACTTAGTATCAGGGTGCTTTGCAGCCATCTTCAATGCTAAGTCTAAGTATTCTGGACTAAAGAAGTCACCTGCATCATGCCAACGAATAGTTACAGTGTAACCACCCTTCTTGCCTAGTGCTTCTTCTTTGCTAATCTCATTGCTTAGTTGGTTGAAGAAACCATCAGGATCATTCAATAGATATGTTAAGATGCGACCGTCACTTTGCCATGCGGCCTTGAACTGAACTTTACCGCCCTTCATAGCGAAGCAATCTACTTTACATGAACCAGCACCTGGACATGTGTTTACAATGATTAGATTGTTTGTTTCTTCATCTAGTGCGATACCTGTCAATGCGGCAAAGCCAACGTTGAAGAACTGTTCTAGTTCGCCATTGCTATGCTTCATCTTTTCGTTTTGCTTTAGCAATGCCTTTGGACGCTGTGCCAATGTTTGTTTTACTTTATCTTCATCATAAGTCTTACCATCTGGACCTAAGTACTCGATAACACTGCTACGGTGAATATATGGCAATTTGTACTTGTCTGTCTTTGTTTTACCAGACACATATTTTTCATTGCCCTTCTTATCTGTCTTTACTTGACCTGTTTTCTTATCAATGTCGGGCGTACCAACAATACGTTTCATGTAGTCTTGAAATTCGTCACTACCAAAGTCACGTGCTTGTGCAGGCAATTTTGTAGCTTCATCTAATCCAGATAGTTTACGGATTCTATCTAAGTGTTCATCACCTTCTGGCATTGTTTCCAATTCAGCGGTTTCTTGTTCTTCTTCTGTTTCTCCAGGCATGTCACCTGCTCTTGCAACGAACTGCTGAGGTGTCATAATTTGGATGCCTTTTGGGGCTCCTGGCATTTTTGGCTCTGCGCCTTCTAGTAAATGTTGAATTTTCATGCTTTATTCCGTAAAATATTTGACTTTATTGCGTAACTGTGCTACACTATATCTATTATTTATCACACTTTCTATCCAATGCACTCTTTCAATATTACTACTAAACGTATCGGTTTTGCTTGCAAATTTGCTGAAATCGATAAGAAGGGCGAAATCGCTAGTGTACCTGGTCTAAACACAGGTAGCACTACGTTGGCATGGACAAAACGCCAAACACAATCTGTTGCGGAACAGAAAGTCCTTGACGTTGCAAAACAAAACATCCTAAACACTCATGCACTTATCAAAAAGGTTGCAGAGCTTCCTGAACCACTGCGTATGTTGCGTATCACTAGTGACATGCTTAGTTTCTATACAATGGATGGCTGGCAGAACTTCTGGCAAGATCGTCAAATGCAGGATAACTTGGAGCGTTGGTTCAGACCACTAGGTGAGACTGCACGACAAAACAATGTTCGTCTGTCTTTTCACCCAGATCAGTTTGTAGTTTTAGCCAGCGACAATGAAAACATTGTAAATAAGAGTATCGATGAATTCGAATACCACACTGACATGGCTCGATGGATGGGCTATGGCAAAACTTTTCAGGACATGAAGATTAACGTTCACATTAGTGGTCGTCAAGGTCCCGAAGGTATTCGTAGAGCATACAATCGCCTGAGTCCCGAGGCTCGCAATTGTTTGACTATCGAGAACGAAGAAAACAGCTATGGTCTTGATGATTGCCTTTCTCTATCTGATATTGTTCCAATTGTATTGGACATTCATCATCACTGGGTCAGAGAAGGTGAGTACCTATCTGCAACCGACGAGCGCACTCAACGGGTTATTGATTCTTGGCGCGGCATTCGCCCTACTTTACACTATTCTGTCTCTAGGGAAGATTGCTTGGTTGGTCATTGCGATAGGACTTTACCTGATCGGAACGCTTTGATTGAAAGTGGTACTAATAAGCAAAAGCTCCGCGCACATAGCGACTTCTATTGGAACAAAGCTGTCAACGAATGGGCATTGACATTCTATGACAAGTTTGATATCATGTGCGAGTCTAAGGCTAAGAATTTGGCTAGCGCAAAATTGTACGAGGAATATGTAAATGGGAATATTTGATAAGTTATTTGGTAAGAAGCCTGAGCCTGTAAAGGTTGAGGCTCCTAAAAAAGAAAAGAAGCCACGTAAGCCTAGAGAGCCTAAACAACCAAAAGTTGGTATCTCTGATAAAGAGAAGGCAACTATGGCTGGCGAACCTTATATCAACATCACTAGAATGACTGTTGATCCGAATGACATTCACAATGGTGAATTTGAGTTGGATTGGAATGACAAGTTCGTTATCAATCTAATTAAAGCGGGTTACAAGATGAAAGAGGACGAGCCTGACACTGTGATAGTGGATCGCTGGTTTCAGTCGGTATGCCGCAATATTGCCCTAGAGATGTACGAACAAACGCAAGCCGATCCTAGCAATAGAGACATGCGAAATGTAGTAACAAAAGATTTAGGAAATGGTCGTACGGAAGTAAGCTAAAGTACTCATTTTGACCATTTGACAATAAATCCATTTCATTGTATAATCTAAGTTCTTAAACAAATCGGAGTCTTTCCATGACTTACAAGTTCCAAAATTGGGCGCCTAATACAAAAAAACTGACTGCAAAACAAAAGCCTGTTGATGTGTGCGCTCCTGTTGCAGACAAAGACCGTTTCGTTCCACTGAATGAACGTAACATGGATATGATTACCCGTTGTGCTACTCAAATTGAAAATGAGTTCAAGGCACATGCTGAGAAGTACAAAGACAACAAAAAGTTGTTCACTGATATCCCCGTTGTAAAAATGGTTAGGTTGGGCGACATGATGATTGTCACTGACCAACAACGTGATCCTAACGATGACCACATCATCAAGGACATCATGGTTCCTTGGGATTCACGTTTCTTTACTACACCACGTGGTGGTTGGGATCCTATTAGAAAACGCTATGGCATCACAGAAGGTCAACATCGAATTCTAGGCCTGCGTGATTTGATTCGTTTGGGTAAGATGGATGGCATTGATCCTGATAAATGGGAAGATGTTGAAATTCCTGTACAAATTGTTGTACTTGAAATCAAAGATGGTGTTGTTGACTATGGTCCAGAACGCCGTGTGTTCAACATTGAAAACGGTGAGAAACTGCCAGTTTCTGATATTGACAAATTCAAAAACGAAGTTCATGGCAAGAACATGGACAGCCCCAACAAAGAAACATACGAAGAATTTGAATATGCGGCCTCAGTGTACGCTGACATGATTGCACACGGTGTTACTCCTGTTGGCAAAGACAAGAAACAATTGTCTAAGGCAGGTGCATTCTCGTACATTGATTTTGTTCGCACTGACAACAAGAATGGCAAGCCTAAACTGAATCGCAAACAACTTGCGAAAATTTATACACGACACAATCGCTACTCACTGCATGAGCCAGTAGCTCCTGTTGAAATGTTGCCTGTGTTGGAGCTTGATTCTGAAATCGAGAACCATAACTGGTACGACAAGAAGGACAAAGTTAAAGTTGCTGAGGCTGAACAATTCCGCCGAAATCTTAACGCCGCAGTTCACAGTGTTTGGCATGGTTGGGCCGCATACTCAACGTTTGCACGAAATGTTTGGTCACGCCGTTGCAAGAAACTGAAAGTCAAAGAATCAACCCCTGCTGACTGGTCATTGGCACTGTTGATTCAACTTGTTCAAAAGGCTGGCTACACATATCCAGGCATTGACAAAGCATGGTATGCTAAGTACACTCAGACTAAGAGTGGTTGGGATTGCTTGACTAAAGCTGAACAAGGTCTGTTTGTATGAAAGAGCCTAAAATCCAAGATCAGTTGTACATTGCCCCTGTGAATGGCAAAGTAAAATGTGGTAAAACACATAACTGTTATTCACGATTTGGGGGCAGTCAATATAACATGGGTGCGTCTAATAACTATCCAGCATTCATTTACTTTGCTGTACCAAGTATTGTGTTTCCAATCGACAGGTTGGAAGTATTGTATGAACGAGAGTTCTGTGAATATCTTCTGCCCTCACCGAAAGACTATAAAAAACTCACTGAGTACATCGATCCAAAACACAAAAGTATTACAGTGAATACAGTTAGGGATGCAATTGAGTCCTTTATCAAAGAGGAAAACTTGCCCGTAATGCGACTTAAAAACGAATTCATTATGACTTGCGTATTAGATAAGGAATTCGTTGAAAAAGTTCGGGACAATCCAAACAAATACTTGGAAAAGGTTTGACAACCAAATCTTTTTCATGTATAATATACGTATATTAATCACGACCATTCATCATGAACTATGCACTAATTGATTCTGCAAATACCTTCTTCCGTGCCCGTCACGTTGCTTCACGTGGCAGTGACGCATGGGAGAAAGTTGGCATGGCACTACATTTGACACTTGCATCGGTCAATCAGGTTGTACGCAATCACAAGATTGACCATGTCGTGTTCCTACTCGAAGGTCGTTCGTGGAGGAAGGATGTATATGCTCCTTATAAACGTAATCGTATCGTTGACGCACAATCTGTAACTGAGGCAGAACAGGAAGAAAACGCCTTATTTTGGGACACATACGATAAGTTTACAACTTTCTTGAAGGAAAAGACAAACGTTTCCGTCATTCGACATGAACAAGCTGAGGCAGATGACCTCATTGCACGATTCATTCATTTGCATCCCGAGGACAATCACTATATTATCTCGACAGATGGCGACTACAACCAATTATTGGCAGACAACGTTTCGCAATACAATGGCGTAACTAACGAACTTATCACAATCAACGGATATTTCAAAGACAATGGCAAGCCTGTCATTGATAAGAAAACTAAGGAACACAAACTGTTGGAAGATACTCCTGAGTATCTGCTATTTCGGAAAATTATCCGTGGAGATTCAGGTGACAACGTGTTCACTGCCTATCCTAGGGCTCCTGAAAAGGGTTCAAAGAATCGTACAGGCATTCGTGAGGCATTTGAGGATCGTCATAAACAAGGATATGCATACAACAATTTCATGTTGCAACGGTGGGTTGACCATGATGGAACTGAGGTCTGTGTGCGTGACGCATTCAACCGCAATCGTATGCTGATTGACCTCAATGCACAACCTGACGATATCAAACAAAAGGTCGATCAGCGTATTAAGGAGTCTGTGCGAGTTACTACAACTCCACAGGTGGGCGTACATTTTATGAAATTCTGTGGCAAATATGAACTTGAAAAAATCTCTCAAAATGCTGAGGCTTATAGCAAATGGCTTAATGCATCGTATCAAGGGAACATTCATGAATGATTTAATTGAGAAACAGTTATACTTGGGCATCGTTGCGGTACTCAAAGATGAAAAACTTTACCATGAGTCCACGATTGGTAAAAAGGGAGAGTACAACTATTTCCGTGATAACGGTAAAGAGGCGTTGATGACTTATATCGAAGCAATGGCGCCACTGATTCTCAAAAACGAACGTGATAAACTTGACAAACGTGCCAAAGAAATGGTAATGGAAGAGTTAAAGCGATGACGTTCAAGCAAATTAGGGCAAGTGATCCATTGTTTAGAATGAGTGATGGATTGATGTTATGCAACCGTGCTGGAATTGAGATTGGAGCAAACTGTCCTACTAACACACGTGAACAGTTGCTTTATGCTATTCAAGCAGGATGGGTCAAGCCAGTCGCATACTTGCGTGAAGAAGAATATACTTGGGAAAGTTTGAAAGAATGAAAAAAGTATTCTACGAAAAAGTTGGACGTAGGTACAAGCCAGTAAGTGAATATGATAGTAACTTACTGGATGCCTTACCTAAAGGTGTTCATGTCATTATGAGTTATCCTGGTGGCCAATCTACTCGCTACAGTATTGATCCAGCATACGCACCCATGATTGCCGCAGGTCGTGTAGCAGAAGATGCTATGACTAGAGCAATGAGCAAAGCACAAGAATTACGGCCCGCAACATATCGTGCTATTACTACTGAACAACGAGCGTTATTTGATAAGTTTTTGGCTTCTATGCCTGAGGATGATCCACAACGAAACATGATGACACACGGTTCTATTCGTGACTGTGCAGAAGCAGGTATCAAGGCTATGCAGGAAGAAGCAAACAAACTGTTGACTAACCCAGCAGTCAAAAAAGCATACGAACAATTCTTGTTGGTATGTGCATTGACTAAGGAAAACAATGAACAAGAATGAAATCATCACAGAAATGTGCATGACGTATAGGCATGATTATGGTCTAACTAGACGACCAGAAGACCCGCCTTGGGTAGCAGGTATGACTGATGAAGAACGACTAGGGCTGTATAAAACAATGGAGCAATTGTATGAACATCACATCCTTCCCATGCAAAAACAGTTAGAGAGTTTGAACAACGGCGAGGCAGTTGTATTGCCTAAAGACAAAGAACACGCTGAAGCAATGGTAAAAGTTGGTATGTTTTACTTGGAGCAAAAGAATGGCAAGTCTGTCAGAATACTTTGAGAAGAACCGTTACAAGCCTGTGTATGAATTCATGGCACGTGTAACAGGTATGCATGGCAAAATTCGCTGGGTAGGTAGCGTTGGTAATGATACTGTTATCAGCGAGGTTGAAGGACCCATACTACATATTCACCTTGATTTGCCATTGAAAATTGATGGCAAGTATACGTATCACCTTAGAACAAAACATAAAGGTGTGAAAAGATTAGTTGACTTCACTGAGAAGCCAAACAACAAGTAATGTACGAGACAATAATTTTTACGGATGTAGTTGATACTGTCACTGTTTACAAAGCGATTGGCGCTTACAAAATAGCAAACACACTACGACAACATGGATATACATGTTTAGTCGTAGATCACCTACATTCATTGTCTTTAGATGATGCTAAACAAATAATAACAAAATATCTAAGTCCTGAATCATTATTTGTAGGATTCAGTAGTACATTTGCCTCGGATAAAATAGAATCCGATTTAATAACACACATAAAATCAATTAACAACAATTGTAAAATTGTTTTAGGCGGCACAAAGGCTACTGCCTCTATATCAAATAAAAACATTGATTATAGCATTATCAGTTACGGTGAACAAAGCATAATCAATTTAGCCAATCATTTACGAACTGGTTCATATTTAGAAACATACAAAAACATTTTTGGTGTCAATATCATTGATGGTAGGAAAGATACTGGATATGATTTTGTAAACAGTAAATTCCATTGGACTGATTTAGATGTAGGTGGCGCAAAAGTATTACCTATAGAAATATCTAGAGGCTGTATTTTTAAATGCAAGTTTTGCAGTTACCCATTAAATGGTAAACAAAATTTAGATTTTATTAGGCATTCTGATAATCTTTATGAAGAACTACAATCCAGTTACGATAGATTTGGTATTGAAGATTTCTATATATTAGACGATACATTTAATGACAACGAATATAAACTAGATGTATTATATAACACAATCAAACGATTGACATTTAAACCCAAGTTCTGGGCTTATACTAGATTAGATTTAATCGCACAGAATAATAGTTTAATAGACAAGCTATATGATATAGGCTTGCGTGGAATATACTTTGGAATTGAGACATTAAATAAACGTACTGGTTTAATCATAGGTAAAGGATTCGATAGAGAAAAACAAATTAAAACTATCGAAAAGATTAGAAATAGATTTGGTAATGAGATTATGTTACATGGTAGTTTTATTTTAGGACTACCAGAAGAACCAGTTGAATCTATGGAACAAACATTTAACCAGTTAATGGATAATAGTATACCATTACATAGTTTTGTATTTCACGGATTGAAATTATACAAGAATGAAGCGGTGGCATTTAACAGTGAATTAGGTAAAAATTATACTGAATATGGATATCAGGATATTGGTACAGATATAAATTCTGATAAAATTAATTGGGAAAATAAGTACTGTAACTATAAACTAGTTGAAGATTTAGCAACCAATTTCAACAGCATAGCGCAAAACGATAGAATCTATTTGTCCAAACAAATAGGTCTATCATTAAAGAATCTAGGGTATAGTGAAGAATATATTTCTAATACAAAATTCAAGGATATCAATTGGAATGATATTCAGAAAAGAAAAATAGAATATATAGACAATTACAAGAAAATGATTTTGAATGATTAATAATGAAAAAGTAACTTGCATATCACCTTGGTATGAATTAAGAATTAACTCTGATGGTAGTATGAGTTTCTGCCATGCAGTAAAGAAAACCTTTTGGGAAAAATCTAACCTCAATTTTATTGATTGGTTTAATAAGGGTGAATCTTCTACTGCGGCTAGACAAAATATTTTAAAAGGTAAGCCTGTAGATGCCTGCCAAAATTGCTACGACAATGAAGCAAAAGGATTTACAAGCTACCGTCAGCGCAGAAATATCCAGGGTGCAGTCTATCATGGAGAAAACTTCAAGGATAGCTTAGAACAAAGTCCAGCATATCCTAGAATGCAAGGTAAAGTTGAGGAAATGTATCCTGCATTCCTTCACGTGACACTTAGCAACTTATGTAATTTAAGTTGCCGCATGTGCTTTCCAGAATTCAGTTCACAATTAACTGATACGTATAAGAAACTGAATATCATTGATAAGAGTGTTCCTATACTTGAGGACTGGTCACAAAGCGATGAAAAGTGGCAGAACTTTCTAAAATTAGTCAAAGGTAATAAACAATTATTGTCACTGCACTTTATGGGAGGTGAGCCACTGTACCATAAAAGATTTCATGAATTTATTGACTGGGCTATTGAAAACAACGAAACTAATTATCATTTGACATTTGTAACCAATGTCACTATATACGATAGTGAATTGATAGATAAACTTGCCAAGTTCAAGTCTGTACAGATTGAAATGAGTATTGAGGTAATGGATATAGTCAATGATTACATAAGAATAGGCAGTGATTTTAATGTATTGAAGGACAATATCCAAAAGTTCCTAAGCCATAAAAACAGTAATACAAAAATGGTTTTACGAACAGTTCCTCAGGCACTATCAATACCAAAATATGATACTATAATTGATTTTGCAATAGAAAATGATTGTATGATTGATTGCAATGTCATATCAAATCCTCCACATTTAAAGATGAATGTTTTGCCAAAAGAATTTAAAAATGATTTGGTTAACAAATTAAAGACTAAATATGCTGATATATTGGGGATTGAAGATATGGATAAAATAACTAAAATCTCACAAATAAGAGAACCACAGAAAGCGTTGTTCCGATCTCATATTAATTATTTGATTGCGGCTTTAGAAGAAGCAGAGCCTGAAAATATAGAAGAATTGAGGCAGAAGTTTATACAGTATAACATTGACATGGATACACAGAGTACATTAAAGTTTAAATCTGTTTACCCAGAACTAGTTGATTTTTATGAAAAATATAGTAACATTTGAAATTAGTACTGTATCTCCTGTTAGTGTTATTCATAACAATAAAAAGGTTTACACAACCACTGATTCTACTTTTACAGTAGAATTAGAATGTGTAGAAGGTACTAATATATTAGAATTAGAAGGTGCCGCGTTTGACGTTATTGATATTTCAATGTTCAATATGGCAAACGAGCTACTTTTAAAAGAAGGTAATTGGCAAAAACAGCATTGGACAATTGAGTACACATATCCAGTGTTTAGTTATTTGCACAAATTATTAAAACACGGTTGGTTAATTAAATCAGATTAAGGACATACACATGACAAAAAATCTAATCGCCAAGCCTGTAGTAAAGAATCAATTCTGGATCGTTACTGACGGGGAAGAAAAGGTAGGCAACGTATTAGCTAACGGCTCAGGCTTTGAAGTTAAGTTGAATGGCAGTAAGGCCCATTTCAAGAATACACGTGCAATTGAGCGAGTAACAAACATTCACTTTGAGGACGTAACAAAGTCTAAAAAGAAAGAGATTCAATTCAAAGAATACCCTACAACAAACAAAGTTTACAACAGCATTCTAGATGTAAAACGTAAACTTCATTTGTTCACAAAGACCGCAAAGAGTAAATGCTATTATGCGGCAGGATGGTTTACAATCAAACAAGGTACAGAAGAAACTACAATCTTTTGTCCTAAATATATCTTTATTCAACGATATGACTATAAAGGTCCCTTTAAGTCAGAACAAGAGGCAAAAGCCGCAATCGTATGATTTTAATAAAACGTTTCATCGACAAGGTATCTACTGCTGAATCCAAGAAGAACAATACACTTGTTTTGACTATGGAAGAAGCACGGATATTACGTGATGAAATAAGTAAACTGTTAGCAGACAATTATGAAATGCTAAATAAACAACAAGACGCTGAAAATGACACTGTGATACAAGTGGAAATTAACGGCGGTAAATGGTAATGAGTAGAACACACCCTAAAGTACTTTTGGAGATAGTTGACAAGAATACGTACAAGTGCGACCAAATCGTTGAGGCGGCTGGCATTTGGGCGGTATTCTATGACGGCCAACCTATCAATCTAAAGTCACAACACTATCAAGATCCTGATGCTACTCCTAAGTACAAAAAGACTAGCTTTAGTAATCCAGGACATGCACGTAATTTGTGCCGCAAACTGAACGCACAATTCAAAACCGATAAATTCACAGTTGTTTTTATGAATAACGGCACGTGTGTTTATCCAGATGAATAACAGAAAGTCACTCAAGCAAACTATTACAGAAGCCGTTATGGCTGAATTACACATAGAAGATAAGCCAGTTGATAAAGTCATGTTTGATTGGTGGATGACTGGCAACACAGGCGAAGGTCTTAGATTGTCACCTGCAGGTGACAAAGCCCTACGTCAAGCAGACATAGAATTCTATCAGTGCGAAATAAAAATCATAGGCTCTACTTATTATAGTTTCATGGTAGAGTTGTCAAAGAAAATCAAATGCCCCTACTTTCTAGGCACAGAAAAAATTGAGGGCGGTAAAGCAACGCCATATATAAGATTATATGATAGCAAGATTGCTATGATGATGACACTGTATGGTGACTTACGAAGTTACTTAGATTCAATAAAGGTAAGAAAATGACAGAAAAGAAAAGCCCTAACCCTTTTATCAACATGGCACGTGAAGCTAAAGCACGTGATACAAAGATTACGCCAGAGAAAGCACAACAGATTCAAAAAGCAAAAGGTCCAAAGCCAAGCAAAGGATTTGGTGGTGCTACAGTTGTTAGACGTAGTGGTCGTGGTGGTTAATACCACAAACCTTCATTACGCATTCGTTTGATGTACGTTAGATAAGTGCTACAAACAGCATAGCATTTCAAGTGTGTTGTGGTGAACATTGACTTATCAGTAATTTCAGGTAAGAAAATCACACTGTTGTTATTGATAGGCACAGTGCCTGGAGTTATCAATTTGCCATTGCTTGCTGTAACATACGCGGGTGGCGGAGTTGGTGTATCGAACCAGAAATAGTTTGGATATAACTTAGCTGGCTTAGTTACGATCCATTCTTTCATTTCATCGTTTTGAACGTTGATCCATTTTCTAGCACCCTGGATGTATAATTCAGTCACTTCAATGTTTGGATCATTGTTAGCACCAACGTACAGTCTACCATCGATACGCCAAACATCCATCATGCAATCGAACCCAGCTAAAAGGGCTTTGCTAATTTGGGGTGGAGTATTAGCATTTTGATAGTTTGTACCATCATAAATGCCCTGGTAAGATATGTATCGCATACTAGTATTTATGTCAACGTCCTTATATCCTAGGGCGTTATTATATTGTAGACGCTAAATCTACTTCATTTTTCAAGGAGAAACACAATGAAACAATTAGCAATCGCACTTATCGCCTCTTTAGGCATCGCATCCGCATTCGCACAACCTGCGAAAACTCCAGTAGCCGCAACACCAGCACCAGTTGCATCAGCACCTGCTCCAGCAAAAGCAGAACCTGAAATGAAGTTAGCTAAGAAGAAGGCTGACAAGGAGGCTGAAAAGAAAGCCGCTACTAAAAGCCCTGCCAAAGACGAAAAGGCTACAGCAACACCTGCTCCAAAAGCAGACAGTAAGCCAGCAAAGTGAAGTAGATGAGGACGATGACTCCGATGTAGTTGAATTAGACTTGCATCGGGGTTATGAACGTCCAAAACTAATCAAAGTTGAACTTTGGGACGATGATGCGGAATTACCCGATCACATCTTAAAGCGTCTTGCTGAGATTAGAGGCAAAGCTCTAGAGAAATATCGTGAGGCTATGCTATAATTGTATAAATAGTTATGAGTTCTATTCAAAAACTCAATTAAACACACATTAACACAGGAGAAAATTATGTTTAATACAGCAACTTACGCCTTCATCGATGGCGTCCAAGACTTTAAAAAGAAATTCGTTGACACTACAGTCCAACATGAAGGCATCAAAAAGGCATTGAACGGTTTCGTTGATGCACAAACAAAATACACTAAAGCGGCAGCAGACGCAGGTCTACAATCAGCTATGTCTTTAGGTATGATCTTCACAAGCAAAGAGTTCTACACTGACCTTGCTGACCAATACAAAGCACTAGTACCAGCTTTCAATGTTAAGAAGGCTAAGTAATCATGATTAGCGTACTATTAACAGTTGGTGCGCTAGCCATAGTGGGCATCGTTGGTCCACTAATCGCATTAGCCACTGAATCACAAACATACGGTTCACAGTTAGAAGAATACATTGTCAACAACAATCCAAAAGATACTGGCGATGTTGAACGACTAACTAGAGAATACGACTTAGCCGCAAGTAAGAGGTTTCTATGATTGATAAAATTAAAGAAACTCTACGTAGTATCCTTGAAGCTATTCAGTCTATCAAGGACTACAAATCAAGTAAATTGAAATGATTTACATCCAACACACTACCATATACAAGATGAACGAGTATGGCAAACACTTAAAAAGTTTGCCAATGGAAGATCGTTATAGCCGATTTGGTTATCAAGCCAGTGACTATAACATTGACCAGTTAATCTTGGGTATGTGTTATCATCCTGATGACCACGAATTGTGGTATGCTAGGACAGATGAGAAGCGTGTTGGATGGGGTCATATGGCCAAGAACACTGATGGTTCTTGGGAACTAGCTGTCAGTGTTGACCACGAATATCAACGACAGGGTGTAGGAGACAAACTTATTACGGAGATGTTGAACTTTGCTAAGTTCCACAAAATCCCTGAGGTGTACATGCACTGCATCGAAGATAACAAAGTGATTCAACACTTGGCAAAAAAGCATGACTTGAAAACAAAATCTAAAGGTGACGGTGAGCGCACTGCGGCACTTGAAGTACCTTCAGCTAATGTATTTGAATCTAATGCTCAATTGTGGAAAGAACACAATGAGATTATGACCGAGTTCGCAAGACTGCGTAAACGTTATAACGAGTTGTGGGCTAACGCAATGATACCAAAGCCCTTGCTGTAACAATATAAGTTTGTTACACTTAACACACATTAACACAGGAGACACTAAATGTCAGATTTAACACCAAAATTGCCCGAAGTAAAATTCAACAAAAACGGATATGAAATCCGTGCAGATATCTTAGCAATGGCTAAAGATATGGTTCAGAATGAATACAGCATGAAATTTCATGGTTGGGAAATGTCAGCCACACGTGATGAAAAGACAGGACAAATTGTCTCTACTGTATCAATGCCAGAGTTTCCAGGTCTAGACAAGATTCTTGAAACTGCGGAAAAGATGTACAGTTTTGTAAATCAAAGTACTAAAAAGTAATACAGTAGTATTCAACATTAGCCCCGAAAGGGGCTTTTTCATGGCTTGACAATGATGTTAGAAGGTAGTATACTTAGTACAAGTTAACTCATGGAGCGAATCATGAATCGTGTTCAAACAGATGCCACTAACACCAAATTTCTACAAGAAACCCTCGCATACGATGGAATCAATGGATTAAAAGTTTGGTATAATGGTCAACCTGACTATATAAAAGAATATATGATTGATTTGATTGGCGTATATATCGCTGAATTGTCAGATTTACAGCAAGAATTATCTGGCAATACCCGTGATGCTGACCAAGTATTATCTAAATTCAAACTCTGAGGATTATATGAACGAAAATGAAATTGTGACATTGAATATGTCTTTAGGTGATTTATCCACCATTTACGAAGCTATGGAACGCCAATTGATTGAAAATCAAATGGAATTCCAGAAACTAGAGCAACGTGCGGTGTTGCTAAAAAACAACATTGACAAACAGGCTCAAATGTTGTCTATCATGAAAGCAAAATTAGGTAGTTGACACTGAATCATTTTGGGTATATAATCTAGGTATTGATTGAGAAAGGTACCTAAAATGTCTGGTTTTGTTGATGTTTCCAACATGAGCGCCATGGCTATCAAGCGCATGAATCAAATTGATGATGCGGGCGAAGCGTGGCGCAACCCCTACGCATATCGCAAGCCTATTACTAAAAAGTATATGCCTGTGTCATTGAACTACAAAGCCGACGATGTGTGGGCCGCTTCTTGGCAAGCATACGTGACTAACGGCAAGCAATACATCAAGGCTATCATGCCCGATGTTCCTGCTCACAAGACCAATCGTATGATTGTTGAGGAACTGTTGGCTGACATTACTCAAATTACACAAGAAAGCCGTGATGCTGGCGAGGCGATGCGCCGCTACTTTATGGGTCTGACCTTCAAAATGATTGAAGGCAAGCAACTGAGTGAATTCATGAAGGGCGCATATGACGCCGCATGTAAATCTGAAATCAAGACCAAACTTGAACTTGCTATTGTCGCAAGTCTCCCTGCTACTTACGAAAAAGCTAGCAAGCGTGATGATGTTGATCGCCGTATCAATTTTGCACGTGGTGGCTACATTGGTGATGGCGCCCTCAGTGAGAAGGTTACATTGAACATTGAGGTTCTCAAGTCAGTCTGGTCTCAAAAGTGGAACACATGGTATCTGACTGGTATCACTGGTGAGGATCAAGTCGTGTTCTTTGCTTGTAAGGAAAGTTTTGACATTGGCACATTCCTCACTATCACAGGTAATGTCAAGGGTCACCGTGACAATTCTACTCAACTCAACCGTGTAAAGGTGTTATAATGTACAAATTGTTTGTTGGTTTTATTCTCGGTATCGTTGTCGCAACTGTGGGCTTTAGTGGCATCGCACGTATGCTTGACAATGGTGTGAACAAAGTTAAAGAAGTGTCACAGGAACAAGTCAAATGAAATATCTGATTCTGATTGGCATCTTCCTATTGGCAGGTTGTCGTGATGGCAACAACAATGATGCGTTTGTCAAATATGAAGTTGAGGCAGAAGGATGTTTGGTCAAGTACATTGACAATCCAAAAGGTTATAACTTCTTTATCGCTAAGTGTCCTGCTGAAAGTCAGATAATCACTCACCAACGTGCTAGTGGTAAATCTACTACTACCGAAGTCACTGTTACGACTAAAGAAAATTTGCGTAGACAATTAGAGATTGTTGAAGCTAAAGAAAAGGCATTGGCTAAACTGTCCAATGAAGAAAAAGAAATTCTAGGAGTAAAGTAATGGAAATGAAATGGTTGCTGATTGCTTGGGCCGCTATCATGATTGGCATGTTTGCGGCAGGAGCATACGAATCTAAAGTTAAGGCAGAATGCCGAACTACATTCGCACAGTCTAACAAGACTGTTGACGAGATTGTTAAACTCTGTGGCAAATGAGCCAAATAGATAAAAGGTGGTATGTTACTATGGGACTGGATCAATACGCATACGTTGCTAACAAAGCAGGTCAACGTGAAGAATTCTACGAGGACGCGGCGTGGGATAGTGTTGATGGTGAATTTGTAAATAACAAAGTCTCCAAGCCGCAAGAAATTGCATACTGGCGAAAGCATCCTAATCTGCAAGGATGGATGCGTAATCTATGGGAAGCAAAAGGTGGTAGTGGTGAATTCAACGGTGATGAACTTGAATTGACTTGGGAAGATGTTGACATGCTTGAGCAAGATATCAAGAATGGCAACATGTCACACCTTGAAACTGCTGGATTCTTTTTCGGTAACCCCAGTGATGACTATTACAGAGAGAAGGATCTTCAATTCTGCATTGACGCTAAGGCGGAACTGTTCCTTGGTCGCAAAGTGTTCTACAATTCGAGTTGGTAATGAAAGTCTATCAAGTTGCAGGTTATCCTCGTCACCATTATTTTGTAAAAACGTTTGATGAACTTTTACAAATGTTGTCTTGGATGCAAAAAAACAATGTAGATGCTCTACATGAATCCAGCACCATACATGGGTACGGATTCAGCGTCCGCAAAAATTTTGAATGGTTTAGTTTGAGGTGGCTATGAGCGAAACAAAAATTTTATATCGTATTAAACCAGTAGATAAAAAATCTATTGAACAATTCTATGATGTTTATAAAGAATTACCCGACGGCACAGTTGTTGGATGGAATGTAAAAGAACTCTATCGTTGGGGGCAAGGTTTTGTTGAAAATGAAGATGAACTTCCATACCTTGATTCAAAATACATTACAGTCGATCCTACAGTAGGTGATGGATGTGATCTTGAGGATGGCATCAGCATTGACTTTGATTATGATGATGACATTTCCGAAGAGGATCGTGCAGAAATCGAGCGTTGTTATTGCGAGGGTGATGACAATGGCATGTCCTATGCCGCATGGCTTTATGACGGTGAACACGACTGGCAAATTGAAGAAGAAAGTATTACAATTTACGGACCCTTCGAAGTTGACAAAGTAACCTATTTAGATTATAATATCATTTCAGAAGAACGAATTGAACTCAAACCCCGACCACCACTTGATCCAAACAGTGCGTGGCCATTCAAGTAAGGAATAAAATGTCAGCATCCTGGATCCGTAAACTAAATGAATCTGATGGTCGTCTGCACAAAGAGGACGTACTCAAGCAGGCGTTGGAGGCTAGTGTTCTGGGCAGTATCAATGCTCAGATTTTCTTGGGCTTGGCTAAAGCCTGTTATAACCCTTTCGTGACTTTCGGTGTCAGAAAAGTCCCTGATACAGTTGGTGTGACTGACGCCGAAAATCCTTGGAGTGAATTCAATGACCTACTGACTAAACTCAGTAAGCGTGAACTCACTGGTAATGCCGCACAATCAGCCATCGAAGAAATGGCATATCGTTTTGATAGTGATGAATGGAATACATTCTGTGCTCCTGTTATTCGCCGAGACCTACGTGCAGGCATCACTGCAACTACAATCAACAAAATTGTAAAAAAGACTGAATACGAAATTCCCGTGTTTGGTTGCCAACTTGCGACCAGCAGTGAAGGTCGTCCTGAAATGAAGGGCAAGAAACGCCTTGAACCTAAGTTGGATGGTGTTCGTTGTTTATTGACTGTTATCCCCAGCGATAGTGGCGAGATTACTACAATCTGTTTCAGCCGCAATGGCAAACAGTTTGACAATTTCTATCACATCGAAAAGCAAATTCACGAAAATTTCACAAAGCTAGTCCGTGCTTGTGCTAAAGTAGATCAAGGTCGTAGCCTTGTCGATGGTTTTGTGCTTGACGGTGAGGTCATGGGCAACACGTTCCAAGAACTCATGCGACAAGCACGCCGCAAAACTGACGTTCAAGCCGATGACAGTGTGTTTAATATCTTTGACATTATCCCCCTCGCAGACTTCCGTCGTGGTCATTGGAATGCTCAGTTGACTAAGCGTATCGCAATCTTGGATGCAATTCGTCCTGTAGTTGATGAAATGCCTAACGTTGAACTGTTGCCGCACATCATGGTCGACCTCGACACAGCGGCAGGTCGTGACCAACTTGATCGCTATGCTAAGGACAATGTGAACGCAGGGTTCGAAGGCATTATGATTAAAGAAATGGAAGCTCCCTATATCTGCAAGCGTAGTACAGACTGGATGAAATGGAAGCCTGTTATCACTGTAGACTTGGAGGTTATCGGTGTTGAAGAAGGTACTGGACGCAATGTCGGACGCCTGGGAGCGTTGGTGTGTGCTGGGATTGATGACGGAAAGGAAATTACCGTCAATGTTGGTAGTGGCTTTAGCGATAGTGATAGAGATAACTATTGGCGTGATAGCAATTACATCATTGGTCGCACTGCTGAAATCATGTGTGATGTGATTACGCAGTCGCAAGATGGTACTTACAGTTTGCGATTCCCTCGCTTTGTTCGATTCCGTGATGACAAATGATTCCATACACTGACCACGAATGCAGGCTTTTGCTAGATGAATTGGAGCGAGGTGAGAAGGTAATTATTCCTTCAAGTTTGGAACATGCTGAATTCATGATTAAGGTGGCACAGGGTTATATCAATCAACACAAGCAGGAAATGCTTGAAATACTGAAAGCGTAATATGAACAAGTTTGAAGAATGGTTCTTGAAGCGAATCATCAAGCGTGAGGTTCGTCAAAATTATGACCATCCAAAAAAGATTACCGAATTGTATAAGATGATTAGGGTAGCATGTGAACATGAATTCTATGAGGACAACACTGTTACATTGAACAGTAGCCTCACTGAATGGTTCGAGAAAAGCCTAAG